ATTTATAATATCGCAATCTTATACTTGACAGCCGGGGTTAGTTTTGCTAGGTTTATTTCAGGTTGAGAGTTGTGTCTACATAAGATAACAGTTCTGATAACCCCACTTCTTTTTCAGACTTTTAAAAAATTTACAGACATGCCGTTTCGGGTGTGGAGGTTTTTACATGCACAGTTTTGATATTAATATTACCGGAAAACAGATTCCGGTAACGCCGACGCTGGCGCTGGTTAACGCCTTGGAAGATCAGTTCTCCATGCTGCCTGATTTGTTAAAACAATTACAGGAGCGCCGTTTACCCTTAAAAACCCAAATTGCGATTATAACAACAACAGCCCTGCAAAACGGTACCGAGCTTAAAGAGGATGATTTTGAACAGCAGTTGGCAGAACAGGGCGCGACCGGAATCAGCCGGGACTGCATCAAAATCATATCCGTACTGGTTGCCGGTATTCAGGCGCTACAACATTTTACTGGATCTGGTGATGGCCTGGGAAAGCCGATGGCAAAAGCCTGAGATGTTTTGATATTGAACGGCTGGTCTATGGCTGGCTGAACTGGCCGCCGAAAACACCTTATGATTCTATACCCCTGATCCGGTTGATCGCGGGTTTGGTTGGCGTTCATCAAAAATACCCCCATTTGATCTTGCCGGTCCGGCGACGTTATCCGTCGCGCGGTTTTTTGCAGCAGATGATGGCGGTAGATAAATAAGGATAATGATACATGGATGATTTTAAACAGACTGGTCAGCAGGCTCTGGCAGGTTTTGATGCGATGCAGGGTCAGCTTGACCGTTTATTTGAAACGACAGATATTCTGGTCGGTGGGCCGCTTGATAAACTTATTAATGGTTTGGTCAAGGCAGGCACCAGCAGCCAGACCGCAAGCAAAAGTCTGGAGAAATTTGCCGAAGACATCTTAACGACGTTCACAAAAAAGGTCACAGAATCTGTTTTCGAAGGTCTTTCCGATTCAGTAACCGCCACTGGTGGTAAAAAAGGTCAGGCGGATAAAGCGGGTGCCGGTCAAGCGGTTCTAGGGGCTTTATTTGGTGAAGTGTTTTCCAACCATCCTATGGGTGGCGGGCCAGTGGCGCTTGGTGCGGGATCGCCCGTTAATGTCACGGTTTATAATAATTCTACTGCAAACGCCACAGTGCAGGAGCGCACCAATAGTCAGGGACAGCGCGAAATTGAAATCATGCTCGATAACATGGTCGCCCAGTCCTTGACGCGCGGGCGGCAGACCCGATCTGTACTGCGCAGTGTTTTTGGTATTGATAACTTATTGAGCAGCCGATGAGCGGCAAAAAATTGGTGGAGGCGGATAAATCAGGGCGCGATATTAAATCATATATTGATGTAAAGGCGGTTTTAAAAGCACTGGAAGATCATGTCATCAATGGCACAGAGATGAGTTCAACGCAGGTGAATGCGGCGTTGGCGATTTTGAAAAAAGCTTTTCCTGATAAAGCCGAGAGCAAGACGGATAAAACCGATATGCCGCTAAGTTATGAAGAGGCGTTGAAACTGCTGGAGTAAGGCCATGACGTTGTTAACCAGACAGGCCCGCCAGCTTCGCATACGGTTTCGTGATGATTTTACCTTTTACGCGCGCCGGTGCCTGTTTATTCGCCAGAAAAGCGGCGCGGTGACGCCTTTTACTTTGAATACGGCACAATTATATATTCATGACCTGCTGGAAAACCAACTTGAACAGACGGGACATATCCGGGCGCTGATTGTCAAAGGCCGTCAGCAAGGCTGTTCAACCTATGTCGAAGGCCGTTTTTTCTGGAAGGTTACGCATCGTACAGGTGTACGTGCCTTTATCATGTCGCATCTTGAAAGCGCCAGCCGCAATCTGGCGCAGGTCGTGCAGCGTTTTTATGGCGCCTGCCCTGCTGTGATGCGGCCTTCATTGACCCGATCAAATCAGAAGGCGATGGAATTCGGGGTCATGGACAGCGGTTATAAAATTGGTACGGCGCGGTCAAAAGGCGCCGGACGTTCGGATACATTGCAGTATTTTCACGGATCTGAAGTGGCCTATTGGGTAAATGCGCGCCAGCATATTTCGGGCATTTTACAATCGATCCCCAAAGGTCAGGGGACTGAAATTATTTTAGAAAGCACTTCGGACGGGCCGCACGGGCTGTTTTACGAGATGTGTATGGCGGCCAAACATCAGGAAAACGGTTATCAACTGATATTTGTCCCCTGGTTCTGGCAAACAGAATATCAAAGTGAACCGCCGCCGGATTTTAGATTGACGGCGGATGAGACGATGTATGCTGAAACGTATACTCTGACAATAGCGCAGATGGTATGGCGTCGTGAGAAAACAGCAGAGCTTGGCGGGCATTGGATGTTCCGCCGCGAATATCCGGCCAGTCTGGAAGAAGCCTTTCACAGTGATACGCCAGGGGCGTTATGGACCCGCAGCATGATTGCCCGTAATCGGGTAGCGCCGCAGGAATGTCCGGAATTTACCCGCATGGTTGTCGCCGTTGATCCGGCGATTACCAAAACGCAGCAAAGCGATGAAACCGGTATGATTTTAGCGGCGCTTGGTCGTGATGGGGATGCTTATATCCTTCAGGATCTTAGTGGTAAATATACACCGGCTGAATGGGCAGCAAAGGCGGTTGAAGCCTATCATCAATTTGCTGCCGACCGGATTGTTATTGAAGCCAATCAGGGCGGTGATATGGCGTTACATACGCTGCGCACCGCAGATCCAATGGTGCCGGTGAAAAAGGTGCATGCCAGCCGTGGTAAATGGACCAGAGCCGAACCAATCGCCGCATTGGATGAACAAAACCGTATTCATCATGTCGGTGATTTTCCGGTGCTGGAAGACCAGATGTGTGGTTTTAAACCCGGAGATATGCGGCAAAGCCCTGATCGGGTCGATGCCCGGGTCTGGGCGTTAAGTGAATTACTGTTATCGAAAAAAACGACACCGCCAAAAATCTGGCACGTATAGGCCGGAGCAGGCTTTAAAATTCTACAATCATTACAGCGTTAAGTTCGCCGTAAATTTAAGGAGACGATTACTATGGGTTTTATCGCAGGATTGAAACGCTGGCAGGCAGCGGACACGAAAAAAGAAACGACCATGGGGCATAAAGCTAGTGCTGCCGGCCATCTGACTGTACAACTGGGTCAGAACCAGCCACAATTCACGCCGCGCCGCTATGATCGGCTGGCGGATGAAGGCTATCTGAAGAATGTGATCGCTTATCGGTGTATCCGCCTGATTGCCCAGAATGTCGCGGCCGTACCGTGGCAGGTCAAACAAGGCCGCGGGCCGCATAAAACCATACTGGAAGATCATCCGCTGGCAGCGTTATTAAAACGACCGAACCCGACGCAAAGCTATGCCGAATTTATTGAATCGCTGTGTGGTTTTATGCTGATTGCCGGAAACAGCTATATTGAAGCGGTGGCGCCGAATGATGCCACGCCCCGTGAATTATGGGTGCTGCGGCCTGACCGGATGCAGGTGATTCCGAGTAAACAGGGTATTCCCAAAGCCTATCGTTATAGCATTAATGGCCAATATCAGGATTATCCGGTTGATGCACTGACAGGTAAAACGCCGCTATTGCACCTGAAATCCTTTCATCCGTTGAATGATTGGTACGGGATGAGCCCGCTGGAGGCAGCGGCCTATAGTATTGACCAGCATAATGAAGCGGCGAAATGGAATACGGCTTTGCTGCAATCCTCGGGCCGTCCGAGCGGGGCGTTGATTTACAAACCCGGTAACAGTGATGGCCATGATAGCCTGACGGATGAACAGCGTCAGACCTTAAAGGCCGAGCTTGAAGCCTATTATCAGGGCGGTAATAATGCTGGCCGTCCTATGGTGCTGGAAGGTGGGCTGGATTGGCGGGAAATGGCTTTGTCGCCCAAGGATATGGATTGGACAGCGGGTAAGGATTTGGCCGCGCGGGAAATTGCCCTGGCCTTTAACGTACCACCGCAACTGGTCGGCATTGAAGGGTCGTTGACCTATGCCAATTTCGAACAGGCGCGACTGGCCTTTTATGATGATGCGGTTTTGCCGCTGATGGATCATATCCGTGATGAGCTGAATAATTGGCTGGCGCCGGTTTTTGGCGCCGATATCAGCCTTGAGTATAACCGCAATGCGATTGAGGCGCTGGCCCCAAGACGGGAAAAAATCTGGCGCCGGGTCAAAGACGCTGATTTTATGACCATTAATGAGAAACGCGCCAGTCTGGGGTTATCACCGTTGCAAGAGACCGCCGCTGACCAGCTAACTGGCCATGACGCGCGGGGGCAGTGATGAAGGTGCCAGAGGTCATTTTTACCATCGATAGCCGCCGTTACCGTATAGCGGTCGATTTTAACATCTTATTACAGATTGAAGCAGAGCTTGGCAGCCTAAACACCGCGCTTGAGCGCCTTAAGACCGGTGACTGGACACTGACGGAGCTGGTTCAGATGCTGCACATCATGATCAGTACAGTTGATGATCAGCTGGATTTTTCTGTGCTGGGTCAAAAGATTGTCAATGCCGGTGCCGGGCATTTTATTGCCCCGCTAACACGTTTTTTAACGCTGCCTTTAGAAGTGGTCCTACTTCTTCGGACAAGTTAGCGGCAAAGTTAAGCTACATCTGGTTGGTTGATGTTATGCCGCT